GTTGCTGGTGGACAAATTACAACAGTCGCAATAGTAGATAGTGGTAGTAATTACTTTACTGCCCCATCAGTAAGTATAGTAGACTCATCTGGCGTTGGAGCCGTTATTGCATCGACTGTTGACAGCAACAGTGGTGAAATTACTAGTCTTACAATTACTAACCCAGGAACTGGCTACACTAGTAGTCCAACCATTACTTTTGGCTCACCTGCATTAACTGCGTTTGAAATTGGTGAAACTATAATATCGCCAACTAGCGATACTAATATGAGAGCTGAAGTAGTTAAATATTCAGACTCTGACGATAAGCTACACTTAATACATGCAGGTGCAGACGATGGTAAATATCACACATTTGCAGTAGGTAAAAAAGTTATAGGTCTGAAATCTGGAGCAGGTGGAGTTATTAATCTAGTAGTAGAAGACAATCAACTCTCACAGAACGAACAGAACACTGATTTTAGTACAGGTACAGATTTCATAGACTTTTCAGAAAATAACCCATTTGGAGATGCGAGTAACAACTAATGTTTGGTGGACACTTTTATCACGAAAAAACTAAAAAGGCTGTTGCTCTATTCGGCAGACTGTTTAATAATATATACGTGATTCGTAAGAATTCATCTGGTGCAGTTATAAGTCAAATTAAAGTTCCTTTATCTTATGCACCTAAACAAAAGTATTTAGAAAGAATAAGAGAAAATCCAAATTTAAATGATGACACACAGGTTGCAATAAAATTACCAAGGATGTCATTTGAAATAACATCTATAGCATATGATGCAACTAGACAATTAGCTAAGTTGTCCACATTTAATACTACAGCATCTGATGCAAATGTAAATAAAAGACAAAAGTTTTTTACACCGGTTCCTTATTCAATAAACTTTCAGTTAAATGCATACGCTAAATCGCAAGATGATGCATTGCAAATTGTTGAACAAATACTCCCTACATTCAATCCTCAGTATTCTATAACAATTAAACCATTTGGTACAGAATATCCTACACTCGTAGAAGATATACCTGTTATAATACAAGGTGTTTCATTCAGTGATGATTTTGAAGGTGCGATGGAACAAAGACGAACAATAATATACAGCATGGACTTTGAGATGAAGATAAGTTATCACGGTCCAATTGCTGACACCAACGTTATTCGTAGTAGTGTTGCTTCTGTATTTAATATGGATGCCGGCCTTAACGATTCTGATGTTGGTCTCGAAACAATAACAGTAACACCTAATCCTACCAGCGTAATTGGTTTGGCTGATAGCGATTTTGGATTTACAACAACCATAGTGGATAGCGCATAATGTATGAGTATAGATGTAAAGTAGTTAAAATAATAGACGGTGATACTGTAGATGTAGACATAGATTTAGGTTTCGGTGTTTGGATGCACAAAGAAAGAGTAAGATTATACGGAATTGATACTCCTGAATCAAGAACTCGTGACTTAGAAGAAAAAAAATATGGACTTGCCGCAAAAGCATTCTTAACTGGCATGCTAGATGATCCTGGAGGCATAATACTTAAAACACACAAAGATGCTACAGGTAAGTTCGGTCGAATATTAGGTGAATTGTGGAGAACTTCAAACTACGCTGATCAATCTATCAATGATTATATGATAGAAAAACATCATGCAGCTGCATATATGGGACAATCAAAAACTCATATAGAAGAACAACACTTGAAAAATCGTAAATTGGTGAATTTAAATGAAGAGTGATACTAGCAAATTCTTTCCTCCTGAAGAAAAGAATGTTGATAATGATTATAAGTATTCAAGAGATACATACTATGAATTAGTGGAAAAGGGCAAGCAAAGTCTTGAACTCATGATTGAAGTTGCAAGAGAGAGCGAACATCCACGAGCATTTGAAGTTCTATCTGGAATGATTAAAAACATTTCTGACGTTAATGATAGACTTATGGATCTAAATAAAAAGAAAAAAGATTTAGACAGAAAAGAAGAAATAAAAAATATTGCAAATACTACAAACAATTTATTTGTTGGGTCAACCGCTGAATTACAAAAAATACTTAAGAATGATACGGACCTAGTAGATGTCACGCCAAAACCTAAATGAAAATTATCTAGGTAATCCTAATATTAAAAAAGATGGTATCGTTCAAAATTGGACGGAAGACCAAGTACGCGAGTATGCGAAGTGCATGAAAAGTCCTGTGTACTTTGTAGAAAAATATGCAAAAATTATTTCACTAGATAAAGGTTTGGTTCCATTTCAATTATATCCATACCAAGCTAAGATGTTTAATAAATTTCAATCTAATAGATTTAATGTTGTTTTAGCGTGTAGACAATCGGGTAAATCTATATCTGCGTGTGGGTATTTATTATGGTTTGCTTTATTTCAGCCAGAAAAAACAATTGCTGTATTAGCTAACAAAGGTGCAACAGCTCGTGAGATGTTGGCGAGAATAACCATAATGCTTGAAAACATACCTTTCTTTCTTCAACCCGGTTGTAAAGCTTTAAATAAATCTAACATTGATTTTAGTAATAACAGCAGAATTATTGCAGCAGCGACATCAGGACAATCAATAAGAGGTTTATCAGTTAACTTATTGTACTTAGATGAATTTGCATTTGTTGAAAGAGCTGCAGAGTTCTATACATCTACGTATCCAGTTATATCATCAGGTACAGATACAAAAATTATAGTTACATCTACTGCAAATGGTATAGGTAATACGTTTCATAAGATATGGGAAGGTGCCGTACAAGGTGTAAACGAATATAGTTATTTTAGAGTTGACTGGCACGATGTACCCGGCCGTGATGAAAAATGGAAAGAAGAAACAATAAACAATACTTCTCAGATACAGTTTGATCAAGAGTTTGGTAATACATTTTTTGGAACAGGTGATACACTCATCAATGCTCAAACATTATTAGATTTGAGAGCATCACATGCGGTTCGTAAATTAGAAGGTGGGGATATATTAATATATAAAGAACCTATTAAAGGTCATGATTATATTTTAGTAGCAGATGTTTCAAAGGGAAGAGGACAGGACTACTCTTCTTTTTCCTTAATCGATATTAGCGCTCGCCCGTTTGAACAGGTTGCTGTGTACCGCAATAACACTATATCTCCATTACTCTTCCCTAATATTATATATAAGTATGCCAATGTCTACAACAAAGCTTATTGTATTATTGAATCAAATGATCAAGGTGGTGTTGTTTGTAATGGTTTATACTATGATTTAGAATATGAAAATGTTCACGTTGAATCTGCAATCAAAGCTAATGCAATAGGTATTGAAATTAATCGTAAATCAAAACGATTAGGCTGCAGTGCTTTAAAAGATTTATTAGAAAATAATAAATTTAAAGTGGTTGATGAACAAACAATATTAGAAATATCTACATTTGAGGCTAAAGGACAAACATTTCAGGCTTCAGTAGGAAATCATGATGACTTAGTTATGAATTTAGTTTTATTTGGTTACTTTGTTTCTTCTGCGTATTTTTCTAATTTAACAGATTTAAACATTAAAGATATAATATTCAATCAAAAGATGAAAGAAATCAATGAAGATATAGTACCTTTCGGATTTATTGATGATGGTTCTGAGTTTATAAAGAAGATCGAGACAAAAGATGACCCTTGGCAGGTCGAATATGATAGAGATTTGTAATATTATAAATAAGATATAATTGAACAATCGTATTATGAAACTCGTAATTAAAATAAAGGAATAAAAACATGGCACTATTTTCACCATCGGAATCACCCGCGGTTGTTGTCAAAGAGATAGACCTGACTGGAGGAGTGCCTAACGTCCAGTCAACTACAGGCGCAATCGTAGGAAACTATAGATGGGGTCCGGCAGACAAACGAATGTTAATTGCTAATGAAACAGAATTAGTAGAAACGTTTGCTGCACCAGATTCCAATAATACAGTAGATTTTCACTCTGCTTCATATTTCTTGAGATATTCAAGTAATCTACAAGTAGTAAGATCAATAACATCAGCAGCAAAAAATGCGTTTTCGTCTGACTCTGCAAATACACCGCAGACAATTAAGAACGAAGATGCATTCGCAACTCAAGAAAGTAATCTCATATTAGAGCAAAATACATTTTTAGGTAGATATCCTGGAGATTTAGCTAACGGATTAACCATTGAAAGATGTGTAGCAGGAGATTCTGCAGCATTCAGCAATTGGGCGTACGCAAATGAATTTGATGCAAAGCCTGAAACATCAACATTCATATCAAATAAAAATGGCCAGAA